CGGCGTCTTACTTTGTGGACGCTGACAAGGACAAGAACCCGTCGGCCAAGCTTCATACCTCCATTGTTACCGTAGCGAACACAGCCGAATTTACGATTACCGATATTGAAGACGCGCCGGTAGGTACGGTTATTTCCCTGAAATGCGGAAGCGTGGATAAAGGCGTTAAGATTGAGAAAAGCGGAAAATTTGACCTTATTTCCGCTACCTGGCAGCCGGGTAAGGGGGATGTTATCAAACTGATGAAACGTGCCGACGGTAAATTTATCGAGATCGGCCGCGAAAACGCTTCTTCCGATGCGTTGCAGTTTGCGCCGGATGAAACGGATCCTTCTTTGCTTGACGGTGAAGTATTCGTAACCGGTGAGAATACAAAGGCAACGGCAATCACTAACTTTACCGATGCGGAAGCCGGTGTCGTTTACACGATCTACGGAAGCGGTTCTGAATTTGCTTCCACCATTGCAGCCGGCGGAAACTTTGTCTTAACCGAAGCTATGACGCTTTCCGAAGGCAAGTTTATCAAGCTGGCGAAAGCCGCCGACGGTAAATTCTACGAAGTGGCAAGAGGCTAATTTTTGGCGGAAGGGATACTTTATCCCTTCCATTTTATAACCTTATAAATCATTAAGTTATGACATACGTAAAAGCAAGCGTAAGAAGGCCGGCCGGCAATCCCGGTAACGGTATTCAGCCCAAGGATCAGCTCGTAATTTACGACGTTGACGATATTCTTTCCTTCCCGCAGAGAAACGATGCCGGCGTGGTTATCGAGGATGATATCGTAATGAAGGCGGGACGTTACGCGATCGGTATTTACCTGACACCCGGTACCGCTGAAATCAGTTCCAACAGTGACGGGGAAACGGACGCCGAAGGTTATACGCCTTCCGTTAAGTTCAATCATCCCGGTAACGAACAGGAAATTCGCGAGTTTAAGACAAACTGGCTGTCCAAGAAATGTATCGTTGTGCTCCGTTATTGTAGCGGAAAGCCTGCCGATCTGATCGGAACGCCCTGTAACCCGTGTAAGTTATCCGTTTCTTATACCGGTTCCAATGAATCGAATACGAACGAACTTACTTTCACCCAGATCAGCAAAGGGGATGATATCGCCATTTACCGGGGTACCGACACTCTGGAAGAACCGGTGGCCGTGGTGGAAGCCGGAGCCACGGATATAGATTACCAGACGGACGGGCAGTACCAGCTTTCCGCGGGTGCGGCTAAGATAGCCGGTGTTACCGGTGGAAGTCACGGCTCGGTAATTACCCTTATGGGATGTTCGGGTGTTGCGCCTACGGTGGAAGCGGGCGGTAATTTCCTTCTGAAAGGTGGTAAGACGTTTACCGCTTCCGAAGGTTCCCAACTGACGTTGCGGGCGTTTAACGACGGTTCGGAGGCTATGAAATGGATTGAACAAAGCCGTTATGAGGCGTAAGTAAACGGCTTTCATGTAATTCAAAGGGTGACCGGCAGCACATGCCCGGCCACCCTTTGTCCTTTTTAGGGTAATTGCCCCTTTTTTCCTTTGTATCATCAAATTTTATATAGTATGAAACAGGAAATTATTACCTATCTGGCCGGTCCGCGTAACTTTATTCAGGGCGTGGAACTGTACGAGAAATACGGTATCAACCGTATGTTAAAGAAGTCATTCCGCCGGCAGGGAGAAACGGAAACGATGAAGGCCATTCTTTTAGAGGAACTACGGAAGTTGGCCGGGCTTTCTGAACGTGAATTTAAGACGATCCGGCGAAACTCCAAACAGCTGACCGCGGTAAAAATGGAACCCGCCCGGGAGGAAACATCCAAAACGCCGGTAAAATACAGCGATGATTTGCTGCTGGAACTTGCCGAATCTTTCGGCGTCAGTGTGGAAGAACTCGTTTCGTCCGATTTCCGGGATAAGGTTCTTTCCATGGATGAAAATGCCGACCGTGTGGAAGAGCTGGAAGAGGAACTGGAAGAGGCGGAGAAACGATACAAAGCAGCCCCGGAAACCGTAACCAAAATGATACGTTTCCGCGAGAAATTTACCTTCCTGAATTCTCCGGATTGTCCCGACATTCTGAAAATACTTGTTTCCGACATGTTCACCGCATACGGGAAGTATAAGGAAGCTTTCGCCCGCCTGGAAGCTACGCCGGATGATGTCAGTTCACTTTCTACAGCACAGGAAGCGCAGGCGGTTGTGGAAAACTTCATCGCTAACCGCGAGATGTGGGATGAACTGGAATATTACCGGGAGAACGGAAAGATTCTGGGTAAATGTGAGAAGGTAAAAAGTTTGTCCGTCCGTAAGGGCGTCGAGAACCTTTCGGATATCGACATACAAAAGGCATTGAATAACGCCCGCGCCAACCTTTCAAAGAATAAGGCGAAACTGGAACAGGCCGGGGATGATGAGAAGAAGAAAGCGAGTGCCCTTGCATTGATCCAAAAGTGGGAAACTACACAGAAGGCCATAGAGGAAGAAATTGAGGCGCGAAAAAAAAAGTAATTGAACTTATTGCCAGTCTGACAGGGAAACGGCAACGGATCACAAAGAACCTGGGCCGTTTCTCTCACCCTTGCGACCGCTCGGAGCTGGGGCACCAGCTCAAGACATTAACCCTCCGGATAGAAAAAGAAGAAAGCCGGCTTAAACAACTTTCCAATGATTACAAACCAAATATATAACGAGGATTGCCTGGAGGCGTTGAAACGTGTTCCGGACAATTCCGTAGATTGTATAATAACCGATCCGCCTTATTTCCTGGGAATGACACACAACGGGCAGAAAGGCAGTTTTAAAGATTTGTCTATCTGTAAACCCTTTTACCGGGATTTGTTCCTGGAGTTTAACCGGGTGAAGAAACCCGGTGCTTGTGTGTACTTTTTTACGGACTGGCGCGGGTATGCTTTTTATTATCCGTTGTTTGACTTGTATTTAGGCGCGTCAAACATGATCGTCTGGAACAAACAGTCGGGCCCGGGTAATCATTACGCCTTTATACATGAGCTTATTTTGTTTCATTGCGGAAAGGGTGTTTCTATCGGTGCCACAAACATAATAGATAATATCCGGTCTTTTGCTTCCGGTGCGAAACTGGTAGAAGGTGAAAAGGTTCATCCCACACAGAAACCGGTGGCGTTGATCCGTAAACTGATTGAAGACAGTACAAAGCCCGGCGATCTGATCCTGGACACTTTCGGCGGTTCCGGTACTACGGCCGTGGCAGCCATTGAAAGCGGCCGGAACTTTGTATTAATGGAACAGGACGAAATTTATTATTTCACGGCACAGAAACGAATAAAAGATGCGTATGAACGATTTAACGGTGGTGGATAGTATTTACCTGGATGCGCAGCAAAAGGAGGATGTACGGCGTTTGTCTTCTTTAGGGTATTCGCCGAAAGACATAGCCGTTTCCCTGGGGCTTTCTTTGGAGGATGCCGGGCTTTTTGTCCGGGATGCGGAAACGGTAGGAACTTCCGTTAACTTCCTGATCCGGGAAGGGATTCTGGTAGCACGTGCCGCGCCTGAAATAAAACTCCATGAAGCGGCGGAAGGCGGAAACGTGGAAGCTATAAAACAGCTGGAGGCCGTACGGAAAAGACATACTTTTGAACGTTTAATCGAACAAATGGATGACGACGAATTTAATTAAGCCCTCACGAATAGACTTTGACAAGGTGGATATCAACCAGATTCAAAGGATTCTTTCTACCGGTACGCTGGAAGCCCTCGCGCCCGATGAAAGGGAATATTACAGCCTTATGGAAATGGTACGGGGCCTTCGTGCCCGTATGCGTATAAATGGTAAGCTGGTGACAAAGGCCGGCATCATCCGCCTTTTGAAGTCGGAACCTTACGGCCTTTCGGACTGGATGGCCCGCCAGGTGTACGCTGACAGTCTCAATTTCTTTTATACGCAGGATAACGTACGCCCGCAGGCTTTCGCTAACTTGTATGCGGAAAAGGCCGAAAACTGGGCGAATACCGTCTTTCTTATGGGAAATGTGAAGGAGGCTAAGAACCTGCTGAAACTGGCGGCGGAACTTCGCGGATGTTATAAGGATCAACAGGCCGAAATACCGGAGGAACTGCTTTCACAGAAAAGCACGGTTATTTATACTACCAGCCGTAAGGATCTGGGTGTTCCTGAAATCGACCGTAAGGAACTGGAAGAGTTTATCGACGCGATCCCGGAAATTCCTGTTATTGTACGTGATAATATAAAAGAGGACGCGCGTATTAAAGCTTTTGACCTGAAAAAACGTATGTTGTATGATATCAAAGAGTTCGGGGAAGATAACGAAGGTGAGTAACGCCGATGATGTGGAAATCAAATACGGCCATATAATCCAGGTTCTGACGGACTGGATCGATACTACTATCCTTGTATCTGTTGACGGGCGCGGTACGGCCAAATCGACCGTTATACAAGCCAGGCGTTCCGCCCGTTGTGTGGAAGAAATGCCCGGCGGTGCGTTCGCTTTTGTTGCCAATACCTACAGTAACCTGGAAGATAATATAATGCCGGCCGTACAGAAGGGCTGGCAGCTTATGGGCCTGATCGAAGGGGTACACTATGTAAAAGATACCCGCCCGCCTGAATCCTGGCGGCGTAAATGTTCGGTTATCGTGGATGATTACAAGCATGTTTACAGCTTCTGGAACGGATGTGTTATTTTCATGGGATCACTGGATAACCCTTCGCTGCTTGCCGGAAAGTCTGTAATACATCTGTTTTATGATGAAGCGAAGTACGACAAGGAAATGAAAGTAAACCGCGCTATGCCTATTCTTCGCGGTGATGCGATCACTTACGGACATTCCCATTTATTCCTGGGGATAACCATTACTACCGATATGCCGGATATCGACGAAAACGAGTACGACTGGTTTTTCCGGTATGTCAAGCAAATGGACCCGGAACGGATCATTAAAATAGTACAGGCGGCAAGTATGCGTAATGACCTGGTAATTTCTCTATTAAAAGAAGAAAGAAAAAATAAGCCTTCCCCTTTGAAACTGAAACGTTTGAAACGGGATATTGAATATTACGACCGGGCTTTGTTGAAGTTGAGAAAAGGACAAACGTTCTTTCTTAACGCTTCTTCATTCGCTAATGTTGAGATACTTACGATTGATTATTTAAAGCGGTTGTATAATGGTACGCTGGAGCTTCACGAATTTAAAAAGTCGGTGGTGGGTATGCGTCCCGGTCTTCGCAGGGATTTACGTTTCTATGTGTTGTTTGGTGAAGGACATAAGTATTATAACGGTACCATGTCCGGAGAAGCCGCTTACAGCTCGCGGGAGCTCCGGTACCTGCACCATGATAAAGCGATTGAAGGTGGTATGGACTTCGGTAATATGCTTTCTTTGGTGATCGGTCAGCCGGACGGTGCTTATTACCGGGTACATAAGAACTTTTTTGAGATACCGCCGGGCTGGTTCCGGGAGATCGCCGACCAGTTCCTCACTTTCTTCCAGAACCACGAATATAAAGAACTGGATTTGTACTATGACCGTGCAGGTAATAACTTTGAGAAACAGAAGGAGGATTACGCGGGTAAGATCAAAGACGCCATAGAAAAAGACGGTAGCGGAAACCGTACCGGCTGGATCGTAAACCTAAAGAGCCGCAAACAGGCAGTTATCCGGCAGGATACGGAATACGACTTTATGCAGGAGATTATGGGCGGTACCAACAAGAACCTGCCTATCTTGCTGGTTGATGCGATGAACTGTAAAGAAATGGTTAGTTCCGTAGAAAAGGCAAAGGCTGAAATCAAATACCGGGGTAATTCTAAGGTAGTGTTCAAGGTGAAGAAGTCCGAAAAGCTGGCACCGAAAAAACTACCGATGTTATCCACCAATTTCTCCGACGCTTTCAAATACTTACTGATGCGCCCCGGCTGGATAGCTTTAGTACGAGGCAAGCGGACGCTGCAGGCCGACTCGTTTGTGGATCAATGGATAGAGAACAGGCATAAAAGGTAATTGCCTTGTAACGCTGGAAAATCGGTTTTCCGGCGTTTTTTGTGTTACCAGGTTACGGGTACCCCTCCGGGAGAGGTCATATTTCACCTTTTAGGGGGAGGGCAACTGCTTTCCGACTTCTGAGCGGCTCGGTCTTCGGAAGGTGTCATTTTTTTAGTTTTTGAAATTTTCTTTGGTTTTTGGCTGTTTTTCAGTTGTTTATCTGCATTTAGACCAAAATTTTACGCGAAAAAGCGCGTTTTTTATGCGTTTTTGTTTCATTTTTTGCCCATTTTTGGGTGAATTACCGTGTATTTTGGGGCGGTTGCCTTTCATTTTTGATTGATTTTGGGGTAATATTTTTTATAAATGTATATATTTAAGTACTTTTGCAATCGTCAAAATTACACTGCATATATACCGTCAGGACTTACGGGTGGTACAAACTAAAGTACACACTAATTTTAAGTTACTGATATGAAAAGATTTTTTTTAGTTATTGTATTGGCCATACTAACAATGGCAGCCATTGCACAAGAACCGTATAAGGCTTATTGTGAAATCGTGGGTACTGGAAATATAACCGGTACAAAAGTAAAAATAGAAGTAGATTTCGGCCAGAAGGCAAAATGGGCAACACCAAATGCTCGTTTTTTAGTAGATGAAAACGGTGAAAAGATGAATTTTAATTCAATGATAGACGCCGTTAACTATTTGGCTAAATTGGGTTGGGAACTAATACTGGCTTATCCGGTTACACCTACACAAGGAATGAGCAAAGACCCTGTTTATCACTATATTCTTTGTAAAAAGGTAACTTCTGATGAACAGATAAAAGAGGGAATTAATTTAAAAGACAAATAGAATATTAATTATAGTGTGTAACGCTCACCCTTAATCAGGTGGGCGTTTTTTGTTACGAAGTAACGAATCGTAGAGTCGAGAAACTTTCTTTCCTAATAAACTTTTATTAACGTTTTTTTTTTTTTGTTCATAATTTAATGCCGACATTTGCCCCTGTCAAAGTTAACACCGCTGGTGCGGTCCGGTGAGTCTCGGTTATTGGCTCGAATAAATAACGGGCTTTTTTTATGCCCGATAAGTGCTTGTTTAATACAAGGCGGTTGCCTTTCCCTAAACTTATAACCCGATCTTCGGACGGTTTGCGGTGTTAATTTTGACGAATTAGGGGAAATGGTAACCGCCTTTCCCATGTAAAATAGTCAAAATTAACACCGTTATGAAAAATGAATTTCAATCCGGTACAAGCTATGTACCTTCGTTCCGTACTGGTAGCACGGACGTAAACACAATCCAACATCGTTATTTTCAGGAACCGAAACATGAATGTACTGTTTGTTCAACTTCTGGGGCTTATTACTTATCTGCTATCGCTTGTTTCTGTCTTACTTTTATCTATCCACCGGCTGTCATTGGTGCAGTTATATGTGTGTGTCGTGCCAAGAAAGCGAGGAAAGGAGGCCGAAAATGATATCTTATTTTATAGAGCTTAACGAATATAAACCACAGAATCGAAAATGTGCTGAAATGGCAGAGTTTGCAAACCAGTTTGGTAACACGCTTTGCCCTGATAAAATTTCCTTTGATGCTTTTAAAACTGAACTGGAAGCAAAGGTAAAGGAGCTGAACGAGAAATACCCTAAAACAATGCCGCTGAAAATATCTTCCGGTAGCGGGTTTATTCATATAGATCAGGACACTAAAACACATAATAACGGCTGTGACAAGCCTGTAGCCTATTTTTTCATTTATCGGGTTAAAAGAATATATAGGTTTTCAGAGCGTCCCCAGATAGAAAAGAAAGGAGGTGCCGAATGATATATACTGAATATCAGCAAGTGTTACTTACTCAATTACAAAACAATGATAAAAGGATTGAGGAAATAAAGAAGGAAAAGGAAGAAATACAGGAAATGTTTCTACAAGAAAGTAAATTTAAACCGGGTGATCTGATACAGATTGATTATAAAATAAGCAATGCTACTTTTAAAGTTCGTGGCTGGATTTTCCGGATTACATTCTGGAGGAATCGCCCGTATTATCACCTGAATTTACCCAAGAAAGACGGTTCCCGCGGATTAAGGGTTAAAAGTGTATGCGACGGGGTACTGGAAAGTATAACAAGTATTTCACATATTAAATTAGAAGACTTAAAAGGAGGTGCCAAATGAATACAAATAATCCTGATATCCTATTTTTCGTTAGACGTGAATACGGCGCGCCTTCCATTGAATTAAGAGCCTATAAGGTGGAGAAGGTTAACAATGAGTTTGCTTTCCTTGAACTTGAACGTTTGCGGTTGGTTGTTTTCTCCGGTGATTTTCAGTCTGTATCACTTCATCACGAGTACGGTAAAAACAACTGTCTGTATAATAGTGCCAATAATATACCGGATTTGATGAAAGACATGAAGAGGTGGCAGTTATCGCCCATTGACAAACGTAATTACGAACGGTTTAGGAAAGTCGCCCTCGGGATATACCGGCAGGCCGGAATAATTGATTTCACTACCTTAGAGACTACACCGATTAAAAACGTTTAATGAAAGATTTGTTATGAAAGATATAGAAGTAAACGGCGCACATATAACAGATGAAAGTGCCGAGATTTTGACACAGTGGCAAACTAAGACGGAACCGGTTTCCGCTTGTTACATCGAAGTTATTGAGGACCTAATCGATTTCCTAATAGAGAAAGGAGATGAAAGTACACCAACAAATGAGGTGTTAAGAAGGATTCAATTATTACGTATGATGAAAAAAGACATCGAAAAGTTGTCTAATCCTTAATATTAACAATTTAGCATACCGGCTGAAAAGGCAGCCGTTGGGTTTAAGTCCCAGGTTAGGGTTTGTTTGTGCCGGGGTGGTTCCCGGCACTCTTTTTTATGTCCTTTTCGTCCGTTTCCGTTCTTCCCACCTTTGCAGTAACCAATGATTCAAATTATGAAAATAGGAACGGACAAATGGAAGCATTTCGGAATTAATTACGCTATATGTGCCCTGTTGGGTGATTATGGTGTTCCCTTTGCCCTGGGTGCTTCACTGGGTAAGGAATACGGGGATGAAATGTCCCCCTGTAATAAATGGGACTGGAAGGATATTCTGGCAGACCTGGCCGGGATCGTGGCGGGTTATTTGACGCATGTATGTATCGTCCGGACTATAATGTAACATTTTCAACTCTACTAATATGACGGAAACGATAATTACAGCGATTATTACAGCTCTTTGCACGGGTGGCCTGACTTGGTTATTCACTCTCCGGTATACCCGTAAACAGGCGGAAGCTGACGCCATGAAGTCAGTACAGGAGGTTTACCAGGAACTGATTGAGGATATGAAGAATGACCGTAAGGAATTGAAACAGCGGATCGACGATGTAGAGAGCCAGTACCGGGAACTCCAGCAGAAATGTAACGAAATGGAAAAGGATATCAGGCAGAACGCCCGCGTAATGGATATCATGAAACCGTTTCTTTGCGGGGTGAAAAATTGCCTGAACCGTAAATCTATCACTTTCGACACTAATAACTAAAATCAATTATGAGACATGGAATCGTACACCTACTTATTCTTATTTGTTTTGCAGCTTGTTTTTACGGTTGTCGTTCTCCTCGCTCTGTTACACGAAAAACGGTTACAGAAGCAACTGGAGAAGAAAAACAAACAACTACTGACGGAGTTATTGAACTTGCGCGGAGAGATTCGAGCCATGAGGAGCACGTACTTGACGTTTACCGGGAAGATAGTACGCATATCCGTATCGACTACGACAGCCTCGGAAGAATTAAAGAAATTGATTTCAGTAACCGAAAAACTGAAAAAAGAACTGGAAAGAATCAAAGCAGTTCCCTCCGGGATCATAAGGAAACTACCAGTCAAACGGAAACAGCCGTTACCCGTAAATCCGACGTTAAGCAACAAAGCCAGGAAAAAGAAAAGACTACAAACGGGTGTAGCCTATGGACGTTCCTAAAATTCATGTTTTTCTTTCTATCCTTCTGCTTGGTACATGATAACTGGGCCAGTATTAAAAACTTTATCCGCCGGCTATGGAAAAAATAAACCTTTATGTAGCGGTAGAACAGATGAAGCGGATTACCATTTCCGGGGGTACCTTTTCTATCAAGTTCCGGAAATGGAACCGTCAGACGCGGGACGGCGGCGACATGGTGATACTTACTGCCGCCCGTTTGAGGAAAAAGGCGACGGATGAAAGCATCGAAAATTCAAGCTATAAACTATTCCTGACGGACACCACAACGGGCCGGCCGCTGAATTGCTGGGAATGTCTGGTAATGGAGTTCAACGGGAAAAGAATAACGATTTAAGATTATGGAAATAAGACGAAGTGGCAACTTTGGAATTATAGATACCGGCACCGACAAGGGTTTGATCTCCTTTTCTATCGGTGGCCGCGGTAAAGGTTGGGAACCTTCCAGCATCCAGTTAAACCGGCGGGGGGCTTTCTTTTCGCGAAAGATCAGCGTAAACGGTACCTTTATCGTTCCCATGGGTGACAATAACGACATGCCGGGCGAGGTCATGCGTTTACTGGATAAATTCTACGCCGGTGAAGGTATTATGGGTAAAATAGCCGGTTTACAGTGGGGAGAAGGCCCGCGGCTGTATGAGGATGCGATCGACGAAGAGAATAACCGTTTTTACCGGCGTTGGAAACTCGATCCGGAAATAACCGCCGACCTGGAGTCGTGGGATTACACGACGGTTCTTCACCGCTCACTCGTAGACTTAACACACATGCAGGGCTTTTTTATAAAGTTTGTCCGGAACCGTGCGCCGCGTGTAGGCAATCCCGGGCGTTTGGTACGGCTGGAACATATTCCCTACCAGAAGGCCCGCCTGGTATATCCTCCCGACGGCGAGGATGAACCGCAGGAAGTACTTGTGGGCGACTTTCCTTATCCTGATCCGGCCTATACTTACCGTTACCCGGTCTTTGATCCGGCCCACCCGTTCAAATATCCGGTTTCTGTGAAATATTATAATATCTATTCCTTTTGCAAGGATTTTATGAGTACACCGCGTTTTTTGGGTGCGCTTGACTGGCTGGAGCTTGCCGGCGGTCTGGCCGCTATCCTGATCGCCTATAACGAAAACGCTTCGGCCATTTCCCTGCATATCGAATCGCCGCAGTCTTACTGGGACCGCGCGGAAGCACGTATAAAACAGGTTTGCGAGCGTACGGGCGAGAAATACACGGCCCAGATGCTGGAAGATTTCAAGGACGAAGCTATGGAGAAATTCGCCTCCAACATTACCGGAAGGCAGAACGCCGGAAAATACATGCACACGACCAAATTCTGGAATCCGGAAGCGAATAACTTTGAGGGCTGGACGGTGGAACCACTGGATAAGAAGATAAAGGATTATGTGGACGCCCAGATTAAGATATCCAATAAGGCGGACGCTGCCGCCACTTCCGGCTTCGGTCTTGATCCGGTACTTTCAAATCTGATTATAGAAAACAAACTTTCTTCCGGATCGGAGAAATTATACAGCCTGAAAGTGTATAACGCTTCTGAAACGGCTATTCCGGACATGATCCTTTGTAAGCCGTTACAGCAGTATATTAATGCCAACTTTCCGGGTACCGCAACGAAAGTAGGGCTTTATCGTACCATAGTGGAAGCGGAACAGAACGTTTCACCCTCTAACCGTATGAAAGAAAATGCGTAGTCTGTTTTTTACACCGAAACCGGAAGATGTGCCGGAAGAACCGGTAAGCGACCGGCAACCGGAAGAGAACCGGGCCGATAACACCCCGGATAAGCATATAAAGGCCCGCCGGACGAAAAACGTTCATTTTGACCGGCGGATAAAATCGGAGCTGCACCTGGAAGAGTGTTTGCCCTGGCATTTTGAGAAAGGGGCGTCTTATCACTGTATCAGTCATGGGGACGTTGACAGCCTTACTTATCTTCGTGTGATCGTGAAGCAACAACCGGTGGAATATGTTCTGATTTCTACCTGGTGTATGGCAATTACCGATGTTAAGGAGGTGGAGAAATGGCTGGAGAGAAAAGACATAGGGCACGCGGATTTTTATGTAGGTGAAATCTTTCAAGGTTCCTACGCGGATGTTTATTTATACCTAAAGAAGGTGGCGGAACGTTTCGGATCACGTGTCTGCATCTTCCGTAATCATGCTAAAGTAATGGCCGGTTTTGGTAACGCTTTTGATTTTGTAATAGAAAGCTCGGCCAATGTGAACACCAATCCGCGCACGGAGCAGACCTGTATAACGATAGATACCGGGCTGGCCCGCTTTTATAAGGAGTTCTACGATGAAATAAACAATTTCACAAAGGATTTTGATAATTGGAAACCATATACATTAAAAAGAGACCGAGCAAATGACGAAGTTATTTAATAAAGGCGGTGACGGTGCCGGTGAAATAGTCCGTGTTCTGGGATTGATCGATAATGATCTTGATTTTACCAAGTGGGAACCTATCTTACCGCTGGGTATTCGGGATTTACAGGCTATCATCGGAACGGAACCCATAGACGCGGTAGATAAGTATTACCGTGAAGATCATGCGGACGGTACGGAACCGGACGGCATGGCGGAAACTTTGCGGCTGATGCAGCAGGCGGTGGCAATGTTTACCTGGTTAAAGGTCATTCCCACTTTAGACGCACAACACGGAACGGCCGGACGTGGCAAACACCTTGGAGAGAATGAAACGGGTATGACCGCCTTACAGGAGTTCAAGGATGAAGAGAATATCCGGAACCTGGCTTATGAAGCCGTAGACGCGTTGGTGGAGTTAATGGACCGCGAAAAGTTTGATTTCTGGATGAACGGCATTAAGAAAAAGGCTATAAACCGGCTTCTAATCCAGAATAAGGAAACGTTCGATGAATATTATAATATCGGAAGTCACCGGCTTTTCTTGGTGCTTATTCCTATGATCCGGGAAGTCCAGGACGGGCAGATAATACCTGTTATCACCCGGAACCGTTATAATGAACTGATTGAAGGCGATACCGTTTTAACGGAGAAATTGCTGGAGTATGTACGCCGCCCGCTTGCACTTCTCACCATAAAAAAGGCCGTTGAACGTTTACCGGTGGAAGTTCTGCCAAGTGGAATCGTACAGGTACAGCAGAGCACAACCGTACGGGATAAATTGCGGGCGGAAAAAGAGGCCCGGCAATCGGTTGCTAACAGTCTGGAGCAGGACGCGGCGGCTTATCTGGATGTATTGCAGGATATCATCAGGGAACTGGATGCGCAGTCGGAAACGATGGATTACTATATACCGGGTGTTACCGTACAATCCAAAGGAATAACCTTTTAATGTCCGGACATGGAGAAGTTTACATATAATAGTAAGACGGTGGAGG